ACTCTTAGGAGCTTGGCCACGTAAATTCTTAACCATACTTGGAGAAGATTGTTTTTTAGAAAAGACTTTGTTTTCAATTTTGTTATTATTTTTATAGTTGGTGGTTAACATCCTGGCCCCGACAGCGACAGCTGCTACAGTGCGCTTGGTACCTTTGCCCAAGTTCGATCTAACGAAAGCATCGTCAGCAGCGTAATCGCTATTACCACCTGATAAAGCGAAGTCGTGTTGTCGGCAAGTCTCATCAAACTCATCGACAGCGGGCGCAAAACCCCTAGTAGAAGTTTGCCATTGGCCGTCGGACCAACCTGGCCCGCACCAATTACCATGATATTTATAACTCATTTTTTGTCTAACGTATTTATATATGCAAACATGTAAAACCTAATGTGGGTACAACCCAATGCCGGTGAGACCGGCTACAAATCACGCTCAGTGAAAATATCCAAAAGACTGTAGTCCACACAGTCAGTTAGATTGCTCGTTAGTGCGTCGTTCAAACGTTCTTCAGCCGTGGCACAATCAATGCCATAGCGTTCCTCAAAGAACGAGTGCGTATCCTCAGTAGCGGAATGTTTAGTCTGTGGCAGACTCTTATAAACAACTCGCTTGTCCGTATACTCTGTGCATTTCTCTTTCTTGAGAATGTTCAACTGGTGTTTGGTGTATGTTCTTAAAACAGGGATGTAGCCACATTCAATGTCACACCCTATCATCATACCTTTAACCTCACCTGGTTTCAGCTTACGCAGAGAAAATCCGAACTTAGGTAACCTCTTACCAACTTTGGGTCCTAGCACATGGCCCCCTTCTACGGGCCAGAACAACGACGAGCAATACTCTACTTCGCTCCACTTATGAGAGATCTTAATCTTGCTCTCGAAACCCAACCTAGTGTTGAATTCCTCAAAAGTGTCGCGCAACTCCCCCTTCTCATGGTCACTCATAATACCACGGATGATGACAAGATTGTCGTCACCGTGAACTAAAATTATGCTTTCAAAACTGCTGCAGCCGTTTGCTCGTCTGGAAGCATATAGTTCCAGGGCTGCAATGGTCTTGACACCATTGATGAAGGAGTTTCTAGTGGAAGTACAGGGTGAACCACTAGTCATAGTGTGAGCAACTTCGTATTTAAGCCCGTGTGATGAATAACCCTTAACATAATTCATTGACTTGCTGGCTTCATAAGCCTGGCCGTAGTCACGGATGCCACATGCATCCTCCACGAGATTGTACAACTTAGTGCACTCTTCACCCTGATGACAGTCATATCTACTTTCGTCACCCTCCATAAGGGTAAC